CCAAGATATTGTGCCTCAAAACTCTTAATTAAGCCGTATAAAAATAAATTGCTGACATTAACAACAATATCGCTTGTTCCATGTGCTGCAGCATCACTTGTGACAAAGACACTCCTTTCGTAAATATCACCAAGCTGAGTGTTTGCACTGACACCCCTGGAACACTCGGTTAATGTATTGTCGTTCTTCTCTGCATAAAAAATAATTTCATCGCCAATTTGCAAGAAACCATTTTTTTCTGGAAATCCCGATGCATCATCGAGAACGATTGTTGTATCAGATGCCGTAATAGAACTTGTTAAGTTTGTATATTGATTGAGAATGCTCTTCTCATAGAAATCAATATTTGCATACTTGTCTAAATTTAAAGCAATATCAAGAGCCTGCCCCTGCGCTTCTTGTTGCTCATAGTACTTCTGAACGAACTTACTAAAGAGTTCATATTCAGAACTAATGAAACTAGGAAGCTGCGACTCAATTAGAGTTGAAATTTTCTTAGTCTTGACTGCCATTTAATTACTCTTTGTACGCAATAAAACTACTATTTGCTACATCTACATCAAGATAAACCTCACGACTTACCTTGATATCATTTGAAGCAGGTTTGACTCTAACTGAGATTCTATTATCAAAGAAACTACCTTTTATGATAGTCAGATTATACATTTTAAGTTCGCCATTTTCATAATCGATATCGCCAACTTCTTTGTCCAGAACGACTTTATCACCAGTTATTGCATCTATTCTATATAGAATGATTTTACCATCCCTATCTTCGAGATAGACATCAAATAACGGATATTCAGTAACTCTAAACCCAGTGGTGGATAGAGTTGGTCCATCGCAATCCTTATCAAAAGCATTCTGGAAACATATCTCATAATAGTAAGTGGAGTTTAGTTGAGGATAGAAATCTTTCCTCATAAAAACTTGTGTTAGGTTAGAATTGATAGTTTTATCTGCGTCGTCAATAACACCAATTGCTTTACTGTATCTAAAGGTTCCATTGAACTTTTCTGTGCCAGACAGATTAATATACTGCTGGAAAGCACCAATTACTTGGTCTCTAATTTGTGCAGGAGTTTTACTTGTTTTGCCACCATCATAGAAAATCTTACTTTGCAACTCAACAAATAAGATAGAAGGATCGATCAATACAGGTTCTACTGATGCAATCGCATATTTTTTTATCTCAGCAACAATTTCCTTCTTTGTGAATGATGTAAGATAAGATGCATCAGATGGCTTGACAGCAATAAAAACTTTTCCATACATGGGTGGATTTTGTTCTTCTCCACCAAATGTAATAATATCACTGACTGCTGGATAAATCTTTCTTACAATTGCTGCATAATCATTTGATGTTACTGCGCGATCTTGAGCACCAAATAACTTTGGAGCATTAAATTTAATTTTTTCTACACTCTCAATGTCTTCCCCACCAGAAGAAGCAACAATGTTATTGATTGTCGTTGTAAAAGCATTAGGAGAGGTGCCTGTGGGAGTCTCCAAGACGCCAGAAAATACAAACGTGCCTACTCCATTAGATGCTGGACCAGAGGTTACTAGATAGGTCACTTCGATGCGAGTGTTGTTTTCTAGCTTTCTACCCAAAACTCCATCACCAAAAATTAATTCGTATCTCTCATCCTCAATCTCATTTAAAAAGAAAATCTTTGATAGACCATCAACATTGAGAATATTATCAGATCTCAGATAGGGTTCGTTGAATGATCCTCCACCAGGATAAACCCTCACTTCAATGGTGTTGGTATCAATCGATTGGTTGTCTAAGACAAACTTTTGACTCTTTAATGCAGTATTGACAGTAAAATTGTTTGTTACAAAAGTTCCTTCTTTTAATTTTACGTTGTCAAATACTGCGATGTTATTTGATACTTGAGCCTTAATATTAACTGGAGTTATGTAAGAATACAATGTGTTCTCATATGAACTAATAAATCCAGTTCCTTTCTTAAGAATTAGTTCTGTGTCTGTTGTTGGATTGGTGTAATTAACAGCAAAACTAACGTAAGCAGTTGGAGATGTAATTGATTTAGGAGTATAACCTAATTGCTTGGCAAGCGATACCACATTATCTCGTAGCGTTGCACTGTCAATGAATAACTCATTGACAACCATGTTGGTATTGAATGCCGTATAATACGTATTATACGCAAGAACATCAATAAGGTTACTTAATACAGAACCTTCAAAATCATAATCAGTGAAATCTGTCTGTGCTCTCAAATATTCTTTGAGTGCAATCTTGATTTCTTCAAAATCTAAATTGGCAACCTGTGCGTAAGGCATTTATCGAGTTCTCTCTAGGAAAAATTCTACTGCCACAGGTGTATCTTGTCTGCCAACAATACTATAAGAAAGTTCAACTTGAAATCCATTTTCATCAGAATCTGGATATGCTAGCACACTCAAAACAGAAATTCTTGGTTCGTATCTTTCGAGTACTTCTCTAACTTCTAAAGAAATCAAAGCAGCAGTTGCATTATCTAAAGGTTCAAATAATAGATTCAAAAGACGCGAACCAAGATTTGGTTGAAACATGCGCTCACCAATACGAGTAAAAAGCAAATTCTGAATTGCCTGAGCAATTGCAGCTTTATCTTTTACAACGATTAGATCGTCAGTAACAGGATGCTTTTTAAACGTGACGCTTAGATCTTTAAACGTCTGAAATGATGGCATTAGGAGATAAACTGAGGCTAGTATTATTTATTCACTCGTGCCAACGTTCTACAAAGTCATCAAAACCACCAGCACCTCCACAAGGACGCTCATAACGATCCTCGGGAAGTGGATAGAGTTCTTCTTTCTTCTTTAGTTTTTTATATGCCTTAAGATATTTCTCACTATCTGTCTCTGTGATTAGAGTCATACCTTCATCAATAAATTCTTTACTTTTATCGACTGGATATAGTCCCATTGTTTTTGCTCCTTAAAAGATCTATGATAGAACTTTTTTCGGGGTTGCTATCCCGTTCGGAGATGTCGGCGCTCTATTCAACCCTTACCTTGACCACGATAACGCTTCTTACGACCATTACGTGAGCTTGCACCAAGATGTGTATTCTGTGAACAACCTTGACGGGTCTTTTTCGGTGCTCCCTCGGTGTAACCAGTTTTGACTAGACCAACTTTTGCTTTTGTTGCCATAAGATTTAAATAGGATTCATACCAATAATTATTTTAGCATATTCTGTTGAACCTTGCAACGTTCTTGGATCTGGTGCTGCGCCAGGTCCAGTTACACTATCACCACCAACTAATACTAAGGTGCCTTCGAAATATACTGAGGGATTCTTTGTTGGGACAAATATAGGTCTAACTAAAGATGGTGGCACAGGTGGAACGAAAGGTTGTAGTTGGGTGCCTGGGACGCTTGGACATGGTATAGAGGCTTCACGATCGACCACATCGATAGGAACATACTGTGGTTCATCAGCAGTGCCTGTGTTATACTTAACAGTTGTCGCTGGTTTCAATGTTGGTTCAATTGGAGCACTTGGATATAATGCAGTAGGATTCTGAGATGGAATATCAAATGCATCCAAACCTAAAATATTTCCCTGTCCTACCAAAGTCATACAACTCTTGCAATTTGCACTAAATCTTTTTTAATTCCTTCCACATTATTATGTAGATAATCTAGAGTGTCTGAGAGTTTTTCATATTCACTCGCATTCGGACGGCGGTACATCAATGAAGGTTTCTCCAATTTCGATAGGCGCTGGTCCAGGTTCTGCAATTTCTCTGACAGCTCTTGGAGTTTCGCTTCGTGTCTCTGTAAGAGTTCTATTAAGTTTTCCATCATTCTGATCTCCACGTAGGAATGCCTCTGCGGCGCGACTCTCGAAGGCGTCACAGAAATCATCAAAGTTGTTTAGTATGCTATTAAAATTATCGAAGTCGGGTTTTTCCATGATTTTTTCTGGCGGAAATTTTTTTATTACCGAGGTTTTCAAAAAACCAATTTCAAAAATATTTATCGCTCGTCTGGATACTTTTGTAGGTTAGGGGAGGTGCAATATGGGACCCGCTCGGCCGCCCCGATATAAACGAAGGGGGGCAAATTAACTGCCCCCACTGTCTCAAACTGCTGCCAAATCCTTGGCGATCTTGCGTCCTACAAACTCACGAACTTGATAGGGGATTGTGATCTGCTTGCCTGCATCTTCGTGGCGATAGATGTAATGTTTGCCACCGTTCCTATGTAACACCCAACCATTGATCTTTGCCAATTTGTGTAGTTGCTTGCTGGTCATGAGTTAGTGTAGAGAAATGAGGGTGTGGTAGGATGGGGGGTCACCCGAAGGTGGGGAGTTTGGCGACTGCTTCCTCTCCCCAGCGGTCAGCGTGGCATCCTGCCCACCACCAACCCTCTGCAGGGTTGATCTGTCCAGCGTAGCGGGTCTGGGGTGCGGTCTCTGTCTTGCGAGCGACCCACATGGTCTCCCTGGTCTGGAGGTCGCTGCACTGAGAGAAGATTGCCATGGGTTGGGTTCGTTTGATCTGTGGTTAGTCTAGACGGTCAGCGGGCGATCAGGTCACCTGTAATGTACAGTGCCTGAGCTGTCACACCCCGAACGGGTTGCAGGGGTTGCCACAGTAGGATGACCGCTGCAGCGATGGCGATGGTACGCATGTTCCTCATCAGAAGCGTTGGCGATCGTAGCGGGCATCGCCCCATCCGTCACGCTCAAAGCGGCGGCGATCGTAGTCGTCTGCATCCATCAGGTCATCATGCTCGGGTTCGAAACCCTCCAGAGCGTAGGCGATGAATTGGTCGTGAGTCAGTTTGGTTTTGTTCATGCTGTAATTCTACAGGGTCAGGCGGCAGGATCGGGGGGCAGTTGTGCCACCCCTTTGACCGTCACAGCTCTGCCATCATTTCGTTCATCTCATCGGCATCGATGGCAACGCTATCCCATGCCACGCCATCACGGGTCTGCCCGAGCATACGCCCAATCTGACCCTCCATCATGCAACGCACGAATTTATCCCAAGGGGTCTCATCATCGCCACAGAACTCTACACATGCCTTGGCGGTGTTGTAGAGGAACTCATCGTTGCCGATCCACAGCGCGGCATTCCAGGTTTCGTAGGTTGCCCAACCGTTGTAAGTGGGGAGGGTGTTGGTCATGGGTCGTTTCGTTTCGATGTGATCAGTCTATAGGGTCAGGGTGGGGTCTGTGGCGACCCCTTGTGCCACTTGTCGGGCTGTCACTCCATGCCCATCGCTGCCTTGAGGTCGTTGTATGCTTTCAGATAGTAGTCTGCATCCGAACCCTTACCAGCGATGCGACAATCAACAGCGAGGCAGAGGACAGCGGTTCGGATCGTAGACCACTGTGCCTCAGTCAGGGTGACGGTGCAGAGGTCCAGGGGCAGGACGTTGGTTCGGACGGTCATTCGGTCTCGTTTGGTTGATGAGATCAGTATAAGGGGTCAGCGGTGCCCGATGGGGGCAGCTGGGGTCACTTCTGCATCTGGCACCCGCCAGGGGTGATCTCGTTGATCTGCTGGCAGGTTAGGGCATTGCGGTGATCGATCTTATCCCGAACCTTCAGAGCAGCATCTAGGACGTGGGATCCTGCCACGATGGTGACGCTCATGGTCAGCATGACCAGGATTGATTTGGCGAGGGTCGTCATGGGTCGTTTCGTTTGATGCCTCTATTCTACAGACCGATGCGACGCAGCGCCCACAGATAGACCAGTTCGGCAAGTGTCACACGGGTTTTCACTACAGGGAGGGCAGGCATGGTAGAAGATGCAACGCTAGTCATTTGTTTATGCTGTAGGGTGAAATCAGACGAATTCGATAACAGAATTAACTGCAGAGATCAATACTGCTTCCTGCCTGAATGCAGTTTTGTAGCAGTTAGCGATCTGCTCAAACTTTTCGGTCATCATCTCTACATCAGAGGGGGGGATGTCCATATAAAGAATCTTGGTCAATTCTTGCTCACCTTTCCAGAAACCTACGCCATCGATGATAGTACAGAACTCAAGCACAGGAGCGATAAACTCACGGGTGAAATAATCAAACATTGCATCAGTAACTTTGCCAGCGTCTGGAATATTGCGACCCATCGCCATTTCAAGTCTGATCGTGTCCATTTGGTCGTTTTGTGTTGATGTGATTAGTATGGCACCCCTTGGCGGGGTTTGGTTGGTTTGGTGGTCAGTTCAGTAAGTGGCACATTCAATCAACCACAGCAAAGTCTAGCTCTATGATACACCAACCAGTTTTGTCAGAGATGACACCAACTAGGTCATCTTCATTCTCTACATCCCACACAGTTTCAGCATAGACAGATGCCAGATGATCTGCAGTTTCGATGGCATCATAATCAGTCCAATCCTCATCATCAAGGTAACAATCAAAAACGATGTGTTCGATCTTAAGTTTCATCAACCTTCGGAAGAATAGGTAAGCATGTCGCACAGTTTGTTGTGGAGTGGTTCTAAATCAAACCCCCACACTTCTTTCACCTCATCCCAATCATCATGAAAATCAATCAGGGTCAGAATGTTCTGAATGTCGTTGGCAGTAAGCATAATCAAAGACCGTTCAGGAAGTCAGCGAGTGCCTCATTGTACTCTGCCTCAGTGTTAAAAACCCGACCGTGGATTTCACGGGGATAGGTTGCCCTAGGGGCAGGAGTGGGCACATAGTCCCGACCCTTAGCGTAGATCTGGGCGACGTAGGGGTTGTTCGTGGTTTTGTTCATGCTGTTAGTATGGCACCCCCTAGGGTCGTTTGGGGGGTTTGGTGGTCAGTCTCTGAACTGGCACACGGGCGGCTGACCAGTTTGCTATTCTTGGGTAGTGTAATCTACCTCAGGTAAGCTATAGCAATCATCGAATAAATCTAGATCAGTGTAACCATTCTGCAGATCTTCCACTTGCTGATCTTGCATCTCTTGATACATCTCCTGAATAGTCATAGCTAACCCTCCTGAGTGTTGATTATATTTAACAGGGGTAATCGTCAGTTCAGACGCATACCCGAGAAGAAAGGAATGGTGGCATCATTCATGTTAACGAACCACTCACCTTTACGTTGGAAGATACCCTCATGAGGCAATCCGAAGGTGCCGAGAATAGCATTCAAACGGGATTTGGTGGTAGCAGTCTGCCATCCACCATCGAAAAGTTCGATCCAAGTTTCACCCAAACGGGCGATCAGATTACCATGCAGGAAGACATCAGTAACGTTCGAACATGCCACCACCTCAGTGTTAGCGAGTTTGAAATCTTTGCCTGCCTTGATAGCAGCAACCATTTGACGTTCGATCTTACGCAT